CAGTTACAGGTCGTATGGGATATGCTGCAGGTTATAAGAAAGACATTGAATTGGAGATGTTAGACCCAACGGGAGTTGTAGTTGAAAAATGGATTTTACAAGGTTGTTTCTTAACAAGTTTGAACTTCGGTGATTTAGATTACTCAAGAGATGATTTGGCAACTATTGACGCTTCATTAAGAATGGACCGTTGTATACAAGTTTATTAATATAATAATTTTTCATATAGGAAACCGATATACCAGAAATGGGTATCGGTTTTTTTATTTAAAAACTTTACTTTATCATAGTTATAGTATAAACTTATATTATGGACGAATATAAAATAGACCCAACAATTGCGTACGACGTAGTAGAACTACCAAGTAGAGGTATACATTACCCAAGCAAAAAGAAATCAGTAAGAGTTGCTTATTTAACTGCTGCAGATGAGAATATTCTTTCTGCACCAAATTTAATTGCAAATAATGGTGTTATCAATGAACTTTTAAGAAGAAAGGTTTTGGATAAGGATTTACAAGTAGATGATATTGTGGATGAAGATAGACAAGCAATCCTTATATTTTTAAGAAATACTGGATTTGGTTCAATTTATAATTTAACCACAACTGACTCAAAGACACAAGAACAATTTACAGTTGAAATTGATTTATCTGAATTAAAGATGAAGGATTTCAAATTGAAAGAAGATAGTAACGGAGAATATCAATATTACATGGAAAAGAGTAAATTAGATATTACCTTCAAGTTTTTAACTCAAAAACAAGAAAAGGAAATTGAAGATATAAAGGAAAGTTGGAATGGTAATGGAGTGGCACCAATTGTAACGAAACAACTTGAATTTATGATTAAATCGGTTGCAGGTAACAAAGACCAAATGAATATTAGAAACTTTGTTGAGAACATGCCGATTAAAGATTCACAAGAATTTAGAAAATTTATTAAGGAAAATAAACCAGGGTTAGATTTAACCCAAACAGTAACCACCCCATCAGGAGATATAGTCCAAATTGACATTGGATTTGGGGTTGAGTTTTTTCGACCTTTCTACGGAATATAAGAAAAATCAATTAGACGAGATTTTATACCTCATTAAAAAGGGGTTCTCATATGGAGATATTCTATCTATGCCCATATATGTGAGAAGATATTATATTAACTTCTCATTGGAGTTAGAAAATCCTAATTAATCTATTTATTAGTATGAGTAAACTTGGTGATGCACTTAAAGCGAGTAACAAACAAGCTGCTATTGATAAGATAAATTCAATTAGTGACGGTGATTGGAAAAAAGAATCCGACGCTGCGGTTAAAGAATTAGGTGGTAAACAAACAAGTACTACATCTAAATCGTCATCATCTTCCTCATCTTCTTCTGGTGTTGCTAACATAACCAGTATTTTCGATGTAAAACAAAGTTTTTCATACGACAATAATGAAGTTACATCACCATTTGATTTAGCAAGTAAAGTCGCGGGAAATGGACTTAACGTAATTAAAGATTTAAAATTAGCAGCAAAAGAAGTATTAGACCAATTAACATTAGAAAATAATGTTAGAACTGCGGTAAATGAAAAAATAGGAATTAGTGGTGAACTATCAGAAGGTTTAAGAAGAGAAATGATAGACTCATATCCTGCTGCGATTAGAATGGGGTATGGTATTTCACAAGTGACAGAATTGATGACTGATATGATGGAGTCATCGGGTAGATTTAATTTAATTTCTTCTGAAACTTTAACAAAGAGTTTTAGTTCTGCGAGAGCGTTTGTTGGTAGTTTAGGTGATATGGGTAAAGCCTTTACTGAATTTGAAAAAGTTGGTATTGGTGCTAGTAACGCTATCGATTCAATTAATCAAGCCGGTAAGAATTCATTATCGTTAGGTCTTGTTGCTAAAAAGACAATTACTGACATTAGGGAAAATATTGAGAAGTTAAATAGATATGGATTTAAAGACGGTATTGAAGGATTGGCAATTATGTCAAGAAGAGCGAAGGAATTTAGGATGGACATGAATGATGCTTTTACTATTGCCGATAAGGTAATGGACCCTGAAAAGGCGATAGCGTTAACCGCTAATTTACAAGTTTTAGGTGGTGCAATTGGTGATTTTAATGACCCACTTAAGTTAATGTATATGGCCACAAATAATGTTGAGGGATTACAAGATGCAATTATAAAAGCTTCAGGTTCATTAGCAACCTATAATCAACAACAAGGTAGGTTTGAAATTACAGGTATTAATATCAGAAGAGCGAAAGCTATGGCTGATGAGTTAGGTATTTCTTATGAAAGTTTAACCAGAGGTGCTGTTGCATCACAAGAAAGATTGTCAGCATCTAATGAATTAATGGCTAAAGGATTTACAATACCTGAAAAAGATAAAGAGTTTATTACCAATTTATCTAAAATGGATAATGGTAAAATGGTCATTGAAATACCACAATCAATATCTGACAAATTTGAGGGTCAAAGTAAAATTGCACTATCAGATTTAACACAAAAACAAATTGAAGTATTACAAAGTAATAGAAAGGCATTTGAGGACATGAGTCCAGCGGATATTGCAAGGGATCAAGTTACATCTGTTAAAAATATAGAAAGGGATTTATCTGCAATGTGGGCATTACAAAAAATACAAGCTTTAAGTACTGCCACCGGAAAAGGAGGTTTGAATATAAATGAAGTGGGTGCTAATGCTATGAAAAATGTTTCAGGTTATGCTGATAAATTTTTAAGTGAAAAAAGAGGATTATTTAGTGAAGGGAATAAAGAAAAAATATCTGCAGCTGTTGAGGATTTTAAAAACTTACCAGAAGTAAAGGCACAATTAGAAAATTTAAATGTATTAACCCAAGTTTATGGTGCACAAAACACAATGGTTAAAAAAATAACAGAATCATATGAAAACCAAATAAAAAAATTGGAAAATAGTGGTAATAATACACCACAAACTACAACTATGGTTCATAAACATGAATTCGGTTCAATTCCAGGATATGTGGATGATATAGGAAGATCAATTTTGAAAAATCCAACAACAATAAATGAATGGGCGGATAAGAGTGTGAATGATTATACCACACAAAAAATTGCCACTAAAAAATAGTATTAAACCTATTTATAATAAAATAAAAAATGCCGAGTTATTTAGATTTTGATACAACAAAACAGTTTAGGAACCATATATTAGGTAAGACCTTACAACAACCTAATGGACCTCAAACATTTACAAATAGTTCGTATGTTCAACAAAATCTAAGTGATATTCCTAATTTATTACAAGGTGAGGTAGACACCAATAGAATTAGTGATTTAACAATACCAAAGAATTCAAATATATATAAACCAGATGAATATTTTATCGGTGAAATTATTAATACATTACCTCGTTCAGTTAATTTAAAGTTATACCCTGGATTTGTTCAAACCGATTTAAGTTTATTCGGTATTATTAGTAATTCAAATTATGAAACTGAATCTGAATTAGTTAAGTTTTCAACTAATTTAATTAAAAATGACCCACAAGGACCCGTTTATAGTAGAATAGCTCAAAATGTAGAAAAAAATACATTAGGTCGTGTGAGAATAATAGATGCGTTTAATGGTAATACAACCACTGCTATCAATATAATAACAGGTAGGGAACCATTAATTGAATCGAACTACACAATTACAGTTGACAATACACTAAGTATACCAGGTCAGGCTGTAGATTTTTTAAGAACAGTATCAGGTGTACAATTACCTTTTAGTCAAATACCAGGAGATTATTTAAGTAACCCAAGAAACCCAATAAATTACAGACCACAAGCGTCATCACAATTAGGTGCATTATATCAAGACGTAACTGGTGTATTAGGTTCATTAATAGGAATACAAAGACGACCGTTGTTATCTAGAAAACCATCCGACCTTTTGATTGAACACATGGGAGGTGGTCAAAAAAACAGGTTATTTGATTTATTATCATATTCAACATACGCACCAAATTATACCACAACAGCAAGATCACAAAACACATCTAAAATTTTTAATTTTGTTGATAGAGTTGCACAAGGTATAAAAAATATTTTAGGTGTTGAGGCACCAGCGGGTACAGCATATATAGGGGACGATAGAGGTGAGGATGTGAAATATGCAATGAATGATTTTAATGATAGACCCGTAAGGAGTAACTATTATTTAACGTTAATGTTTGATGAAGTATCAGCAAAATTATTTCATACAAATAAAAATATTACAGAGGGAGGTTCAATCGGGGGTAAGTTAACTTGGATAAGTAATAAAGGACCCATCACAAACATAAATTTTCAAAACGTTAATGACGATTTATCAGTAAAATATGAGTTTAGACCCGATTCAATTTTAGGTAAAACACAAGAATTATTAAATTCAATGCCATCGGACGGAGGATCTCGTCGTTCACATGTTGCAAATGTTATTGACCAAACAAGTAGAGTTTTTCAAGATGGTGATACTAGAATATCAAGAGGTTCGGCAGTTAAGTATACCGATAAATTTACAGGTGAAGAAAGTGGGGTAGAATATGCTAGAGTTTGGACAAAAGATAGACCTTATTTGACAAATTTTGATACGATGCCATTGGCAACAAATCAAAAAGATATTAATACAAAAAAATACAAACAAGCGGGAAGAAAATATAGAAGAGGTAACATTAGACGATTTGATTCAAGTGTTTTAAATGACACATGGAATTTAAACATGGCACCAATATCAAACGGTAAAAAATCATTTGATGGATCAACAAATATTGTTGAAAAAAATGTAGGAAATGGTGATTTTTATGCAAAAAAATATATGTTTTCAATTGAGAATTTAGCATGGAAAACATCTAACCTAAAAGGATTCCAAGTTAGTGATTTACCGGCATGTGAAAGAGGTAATAATGGAGGTAGAGTTATGTGGTTTCCACCATATGATTTAAAAGTATCGGAACAAAATAGTGCAACTTGGGAAAAGAATTCTTTTGTTGGAAGACCCGAACCAATTTATACTTATCAAAATACTGAAAGAACAGGTCAGGTTTCATTTAAAGTAGTCGTTGACCACCCAAGTATTATGAATTTATTAGTTAGAGAACACTTTAAAGGAATGTCAGATGAAGAATCGGATAACTATATAAACGCATTTTTTGCTGGTGCACAAGATGTTGACTTTTATTCTTTAATACAAACATACACAACATTAGATAGTAATGATAGAGAATTAATTGAACAATATCTTAATGCGGGAATTGAAAAACAAACCATAACTAATGTTAAATACACTAGTGACCCATTACCGATAGATAATGGAGATACCGATAATAATAAATTTACAAATATTGAATGGAACACAAATAATACATTTTATTTTGACAATGCGATACCAACCCCAACCGATGTGTTAACCGTTGCCAATGGAGATTATTTAGAACATATTACAGAATATACCGGTAAAACAACAACATATCCAGATATTTTAAGTTCTGCAATGGACACAACCTTAACTGATAATGACAGTAATTTACTTTTTGGTTTTGGAACTGGTAAAACACCAACATTTGAAGAAAAAGAATTTGTAAAAAATAAAATAAGTTTAGCCTTTAACGAATTAAATACGAATTTCTTAGAATTAAATAAACAATTAGATGAATTAAAAATCGCATTATCAGGTAAAACCGTTGTTGGAGACATTGAAATAGTAATATTTACTTCAACATCTGCTGCGGGTGATAATGGAGCAAATATGTATTTAGGTCTTAGAAGAATCGATTCGTTAATGAATTATATCGTATCAAAATTGGTTAAATCAGATGGTACACTAACATTAACACCAAGTATTAAACAACAAACGGTTGTTAAGTATATTAAGGAAGGTTTACCACTTGGAGAAATTATACCGTCAAAAACGTTAAAATCTTTAGGTTATGATATTGATGGAAATATTTTTTTCAATATAAGTACACTTGGTGAAGATACTAATTTAAAAAATGTTGGAAGTGATACAAATGTTAATTGTTCGAGTGAATTTAATAATACTAATTTAAGAATAGTTTCACCAACAGCATTTTATTGTAGAGAAGGTAAAGTAAAAATTAAATATACAAAAAGTGAGGGTGAAAAACCAGTACAAAAGATTAATGTACCAATCACAAAATTAGTGGTATCAAGTGATACGGTAGATGTTACAAAAAAGAAACCATCAATAGATGTAATGAAGAGAATCATCATGAAAACATTATCTGAATGTCATTACTTTAAAAAGTTAGAAGAAGATTCTCCTATAGCATTTAAATCTTTAACAGAAAAATTAAAATATTTCCATCCGGCTTTTCACTCAACAACGCCAGAAGGTTTAAATAGTAGGTTAACGTTCTTATTACAATGTTTAAGACCAGGTGACACTATACCAATTAAAGGACTTTCAGATAACACTGACATTGGTGCAAGAAATACATCATTTGGACCACCACCAATTTGTGTTTTGAGAATTGGAGATTTCTATCACTCAAAAATAATCATTAAAGATGTTAACATTACATATGACGATGGTGTTTGGGATTTTAATCCTGAAGGTATTGGTGTACAACCAATGATTGCCACCGTTCAATTACAAGTTAATTTTATTGGTGGACAAGGATTAGATAGACCAGTTGAAAAATTACAAAACGCGTTATCATCTAATTTCTTTGCAAACACAGAAATGTACGATGAGAGATCAATCCCAACAGATGGTAGAATTGGTTATGAAAATAAAGATAAGTTTACGAAAGAATTTTTAGAAACATTAAAAAATCTTGATACTGCAAAAACCGCATCAGTTCCTTCCGACCCAAATAAAATAGCACAAGGTACTTTTATTGGTGTTGGTAGTGGTACAAAATTAGTATACACAACAGTCGTTGATGATTTTTATACAAAATCTGTGAATTATACTAACAAATATAAATCAGCGTACGAACAAATATATAAATCATATGGACCTAAAGTAAGTAGTTTATTTTTCTCACCAGAATATAGAACAATTTCAGATACAACAATATCAGGTGGTTATTCACCATTACCAATGTTCGGACAATACTCTGGAACAACGGTATTATTAGACTATATGGATAGATTTAAAGAATCTATGTATAATTCCATATCAGCAAATTCAATGATGGATTTACTTGGATTTAATTTAGGTGGGGGAGATATACAAGACCAAGCTGAAAGTATAATAACACCTATTATTATAAAAATAGTAAATGATAAAATTGATGAATTTAGTAATTTAAATTCAATAAAAGAATTAGAAAGTTCAAGAAATGAAATGGTGGGTTTAATTGATAAATTAAACTATGTTGTTACAGTTTCTGGAGACACAAAAATTTCAGGAACAACATTAATTAAATTAACATTCCCAACTGGTTTTAATACAACTGATTTTACATTAAATTATGACAACGTTATTGAATATCTAAGAACATTTAATGATAGTAGAGATAATCTTTATGATTCAGGTTTTGATTTTAATAATTTTGGAACTGCAACAACAATAAACGTAGATTATTTAAAAGATATTTTGAAGTTATTTTTAGTTAATAGTAAATCAGAAATTATAAGACCAATAATTGATTCATTTAACGGAGACGACATGACGATAGGAATTATAGAAACTTTTTACGGTATTTTTGATACGTTTGTTACTCCTGACCCATCGATACTTACAAATTCAATAATCACATTAGGAACACCACCACTAAAAAGAAACAGCAACCCAATTGAATATGAAACATCACCAGATAGTCCATATACAATTGAAGTTGAAGACCCTGAAGACGACATATTTAAAATATTCTCATCAAAAAATAACCTTGGAGACACTTTAAATTTTTATAGATAATGAGTAGAAATTATTACAATAGATACCAAGATTATATTGCTGACGGAAAATTTAGAATTGTTCCAGGAATTGAAATACCAATCAAATCAACCGATAAGTTCTTTCAATACAAAAAAGGAAAACATAGATTGGATATATTATCACAAGAATATTATAACTCACCAATGTTCGGATGGTTAATATTGTTAGCTAATCCGTCTGTAGGTAGTGTTGAATTTGAAATACCCGATAATTCTTATATTAGAGTACCATTTCCTTTGGTAACCTCTTTACAAGATTATAAAAACGGTGTAGAATTGTATAACTTATATTATGGCGAACAATAATTTAAATGCTAGTGAAAATATATTAGTTAAGGTTGATGAAAATAACCTAATATATATTGACCCTAATAGTATTGTCAACGGAAATACCGTTGAAAGTAGAGGTGTGATTCCTGAGAATTATGTAATGTATGTTAATTTAGAGGCGGACTTGGTACCAAGATCAATTTTAACCGCGTCAGGAGGACAAAACACAATTGGTAAATTATCCTCAATTGCAAAAGGAACTTTAAACTTCTTAAAAAATCAAAACGGACAAGATTTCGACACATCATGGACAGACGCATTTTTAAATTCGGAAGAAATAAAAGATAATAAGACAGGAGATTTTACAGGTGAGTTTAAACAAAACGATTCGTCAGGTCAATCTTTTGGTATTGATAGTATTAATATCTCAATTAAAGGTGCAACTTTCATCCCTCAAATCACAATAAACTTTGTTGATGTTAGAGGTAAAACGTTATTTGAATCCCCTAAAGATTCACCATATAAAGCATTTTTTCATTTACCGTGGCCAATATATTATTTAACCGTTAAAGGTTATTATGGTAAAGCGATAAGGTATCGTTTACATATGACTAAATTTACATCTAAGTACAATGAAACGAACGGTAATTTTGATATAACTTCTACATTTGTAGGGTCAACATATGCGTATTTGAACGACATACCGTTAGCCGGTATGTTAAATGCTCCGTATATGTATTATATCGAAAGTGATAGTGAATTAAAATTTAATAATAAAACTGGTGTAAATGAAAAAAGAATTAAAAAATCATCAAAAGGATATTCAATTCTTAAAACCGTATATGACGAATATAAAGCCAAAGGGTTATTACCAAAAGATTTTCCAGTCAAAACACTTAGAGAAGTAATTACGATTGCTAAAAGTTTAGATAAAATTTTAGAAAGAACAATTTTTGACCAAGTTGTTGATTTTAAATTATTTAATGGAGTTAAGGAGTTCGAGAAAAAAATAATTGATTTTGAAAACTCAATTATTGCATGGTCTAATATTAATTTAACAGACGAGATTGTTAATTTTACTGACAATAGTAAAGTGGACTATTTTAAATTAAAAGGTCAAGCAAAAGAAAAAGGTTCATTAGAAAAAATTACAGGAACAACTACAAGTACTTTAGAATATTTAATTACAAATTACCAAAGAGAGTTAAAAGAAATTCAAATTTTTACAGACGACTTAATAAAAAAAGATAAAAACACTGGTGTTAAATCAATTAATGTGGATTTTAAAAAAGAAACATTTAATTTAATAACAAATATCAAAAAAATTAATCAATATTATAAACCATTTAGTTCAGAATATGTCATTGCGAAAAATTTAATATTATCTGATATATATGAAATTCAATCATCATTTGTAAAAGAAAGAGACAAATTACAGAAAAGTGTTGAAGAAAAAATGAACACCATTATAAAAGACCCAACTAATGGTATAGGTATTGGATTTGACCCAACAATTAGAAACATTTTTGCAGTAATTTTGGCTAATGCGGATGTGTATGTTCGATTAATGAAAGATGTACACAAGTCAGCATTTGACGTATCCGCACAAAGAAAGAACATTTTAAATGGTTTAGTAGATGAGGCACCTGGTGGTGATAACATATATCCTTGGCCTGAAGTTAAAAAACAAACCGGTACAGATAAGAGAAAGGTATTAGCGTATCCTGGAGATTTAGACCTAAAGAAAAAATTAAAATCGGATAATAAAACACTTTGGCCTGAAATTGATTTTGTAGAAAACTATATAGGTGTGGCCACCAAAAGATTAGATACATTAGCCGAAAAAGAGGGTGGAGTAGGTAATGTAAGTTTTGTTTTTGAATCTAATGTTGATGAAAAAAACTACACCCCGACCTCAAATTTATTAAACTTATCTTTTAGGTTACCATATACCGACAAATCAATATCAAATATTTTTTATGAAATATATGAAAGAGCAAAAAATGCAACATTATTTGATACATTTGACAATTCTAAAACATTAATAGATTTAGCTAACATTGAATTTGAAAATATTAGATTTTCATTTAATGAAGATTACGATTTAATTAATTTAATTAAAGGAGTATCTACAATAGATATATTAAAAAATTATCTTCTATCATTCTCACCATTGGAAAGGTTCCCATATTATTTAGACAATTTAGATACGGTATCATATATTAAAGATACTATAGAAACACCATTTGAGATAAAACAATCTTATGGTAATGAATTTAAAACGGATAAATCAAGTTCGTTTGGTAGTTTAAAAGCTCTATTGGGGGACTATAAAGTGGAAGATTATAGAAAAAATATTTATCCATTTAATTCAAGTGAATACCTATCTTATTTAAATAAGACATCTTTCGATGATAATTTAAAATTTACAAATATATTTCAGATTGATACAAAGTCAGGATTTATTTGTACACCATTCGAACCACAATCATGGGTTAAAAGTGAATACACATCAAATTTATTTAGTCAAAAATTAGAAATCGGAGATTCAAAAATTAACATACTTAATACACCTTATTTCCATAAACAATTGAATAGTGATTTTTTAACACAAACGTCAAATGGAAAATATATTGGTTCAGCATATTTGTTATTGAACTCATTACCATTTAAAGATTTAGAAGATACATTAACATTTAGTGGAAATTCAGTTAATATGGCTTCGATGTTTAAAGAAGTTGGAGGGACACATTACGTTCCGTATCATTTGATGTTAAAATGGGGATCAATATATCATAGATATAAAACAAAAATTTTAGAAAATGTCGATATATTAAATGGATTTATCACATCAAATAGTAACACAATAACAACATCAATAAACGGAAAAGAATTTTTTGATAGTTATAGTGGTTTAACAACTGGAACCACATTTAATATAAATGGAACAAATGTAACTTATACGGGGTATACAAACATTGGAATACATCCACATTATGAAAATGTATTCCATAATATTGTAAATGGTTATTCATTTTACGATGCTTCGTCACCAAATACTTCATTATATTTAGCGTCAACAGGAGGTACGTATAACACAAGAAGTAGAAAACAATTAGATAGTATAAATTATTGGACGTCATATGTCGACAATTCAAAAATATATTCAGGTAGTACATATTACACCTTATTACCGTGTGATGGATCTAATAAAAAAGAATTTTTAAATTCATATAATGATTTTTATGTTGATTTGATAAATAACATTCAAATTGATACTATTGATTTTAATCAAGGAGAACAATCTAACTTTAGAGTTATTTGGTATGAAGACGAGTCGACATATGCTCAATCTTTTAGTGGAGTTACGGGAAACACATATAATGAGTATGTGTCAAGTTTT